GCCCATATCACCAGGATTACTGGTATAGATCGGGGTACCATTCTGATTGATTACAGTCACGATTTGGCTAGGAATACGAGGTCCACCACCAACGCCTGTGCCTGCTCCACCACCAGGGCCTTGCGACGCAGCCGGGTTCTGGGCAGAAGGCGGTGCAATAGTCCCTACGAAGTCATAGGCGTCTGTAGTGGGGATGTTAACCGTTGTAGTTCCGAGGTTAGTCTCTGTACGTGATTGAACGAAAGGCATTATTCTTCTCCTGCAGATTGATTTTGATGGTCGTAACTGTGTTTTTCCGGGGCTGCATCTGAACTACCAATTTCCATGAGGTCTTGAATAGCCATAGCTAAACCCTTAGGATCATTGGATTTAATTGCTTGCATGATTGCTTGGCCGCAAGATTCTAGTCCTGCAGATGAGTCATCTTGCTCTTGGGGTTCATCTGATTGTCTTGTTTGAGTGATAACGCCTGTTTGCGAGGAGTCTTTACGTTTAAGGAAGGGTAAAGTAGACAAGTAGCCTCCAGGTGCTACTTATGGATAACTGTTCACTTTTCTCTATTTTTTGTCGATTTGGCCTGGAAATGGCTTGGTTTCATAGAGATCTTTAGCAATATCATCCCTTAGCGCTTTAAAGCCCTCTTCCATCAAACTGTTTATATATTTATAATAAGACTTTCGTAGTTCTTCGCGGCGAGCTTCATCAATTTGATGGAAGATTTCTTCGAGTTTACTACGGGACATAATACTGAGGTAGCTTTCCTGAATAGGCAATGATTTGACCTATCTGATTACTATTAGTAATGCCCCAAAAGCTATTCAGCCTCTCTGTTTCTGCATCATAGAAAATCTTTTCTAATTTTGTAGTCGGGAGAGGTCTTTGTTCTGGTAACCAATTAGAAAGGCCTCCCATTACTTGTCCTTGTCCGCCTGCTTGTCCTTGAGATTGTTGAGCCATTAGATTTCCTGCTTGTCCAAGGGCTTGTCCTTGAGCGCCAATACCATTGGTTAAAATCCCATAATCAGTTAGGCCCATTAGTTGTAGTCTCCATATTCCTTCTTAATGTCTTCGGCTTGTATATGCCCGGCCATTTCAGCATCCCACATTTCGTTTGATTGGGCTTCTGCCCATTCTTTTGTGCCCCATTTAGGGGCAGCTTTTGGCTTCTCGTAAGAGAATGCATATGAGAGTTTAAATGCATAAAGTACTGAATCAATGATATCTGAATGGAATCGGTCAGAGACCTTAATCTTATCTGGAGTGCTCTTATCCCTGTCAATCTCGACGAGGTATGAGTCTTGAGCAAATCGGGATTTACTCTTAGCCTTAAACTTACCGCTGCGGAGAGCATCGTTTAGTAATTCGATATTCTCCATCTTTCTAGCCTTATCAGCGGCTTCGACTGGGATTGAGTGGCGGCGGATCATTTCTTCGCCCATCTTGAGTCCTAATCCTCCCATATCCATTACTATCTTGTCAACCTTGTACTTCTCTTGGAGGAGTTTTACCTGCTCTACTAGCTCTGTCAAGCCCTGCTTTGTGGTGATTAGCTCTTCGACTAGGTATGTACATGGATCTTGCTCTGACCAGGCTAATATAGCTAATGCGTCTGCATCCTTAAAGCCTACGTCAATGCCCATAATGTAATTATATTTGACTTGAGGGAGGAGGTCTTGGTAGTGGTTCTTTGCTTCTGCGTACCGGATTAAGAGGCTATCAGAGTCTAATACCCACTTACCGTACCACTCCCGCTGGATTGAGGGATCTTCTGGTCCTAGCCCACGACGCTTAATCTCTCGCTCGAATAACTGTTGGTGTGTTTTACCTGATGTAATGGGGATGAAGGGATTCTCCCAGTACGTCCAATGGTGCTTACTCCAATCAGCTAATTCGACTGCGCATTCATGGAAATATCCAGTAGGGGTTGGTCCTGGAGTACCGATTAAGCAAAGACTGCCATTGTAATCCATTAGAGCGGGGCCGATTACATCATCGATTAAGTCTTTGATGTATGCTCGGAAAGATTGGCACTCATCGATATAACAGAGCTTAATGGCCATACCACGGAACTTCTCTACTTCTGCTCTGTCATTACAGCCAGATGTATAAATCGTCGCCCCGTTAGGGAAAGTAATCGTTAAATCGGCTAGGTTTTCTTGTCCGCCTAATTTATGCGCAGTATTGATCTTCCGCATTTCTTTCCATAAATTACGTTTCACCATGTCTTTGGTAATCGTGATGTATAGAGAGTTTGAATTAGGATTAGTAATAGCAGTCTGGATTAGATGGGCAGCACAGGCAGTAGTCTTACCTGAGCGCCTACTGCATACGGCTACTTTAAAGGGACTCGGATCATTCACAAACTCAAGCTGTTTATCAAATAAGAATGCATCTAAGCTAAACTTTCTAGCTAAGAACTTATCTACCTCTTCCTGTGAGGTAGCTTGTTTGGTTGGTCCTGGAGGAGGATGAATGATTTTCTTCATTATTCGGGGATTAACACCATATGAGAGATAGCTGCACTAGGCACTAAGATGCTTACGGGCTTATTGCCGCTGTCTTTAGTCAGCATAAGAATGCCTAACTCATTTACAGTCATGTCCATTCCTTTGCCAGTCGCGCTGTCTTCATTAAGGATGGTGTCCTTAAGATTACCAACTACTGGCACAAAGATAGGATTATGGAGTTTTACATACTTGACTTTACGTCCAATTAAATCGCTCATACTGCCTGCTCCTTAGTTTCTTCTTTTTTAGGCTCGTTGGCTTTATCGAGCTTTGCGCGTTCATTGAACTCGGTTGCAATCTGCTCTAGCTGCTGGTTTACCTGCTCAAGGGATCGAGCAAGAACATAAGCCTGATACTGGTAATCGCCTGCTTTATACGTTAAATCAGCGTATTCCTTCTTAAGGACTTCTGCGTCACGCGGTGGTGCAGTCTTTACCTTCTTTTGAGTTAGGTTTTTGAAATACTTTGTCATTTATTCTCCTATTGCCCAAGGGTTGAACTTGGGGCTGTTTAATTTTGAAAGAAGTTTCTTACCGGCTGCTGTAAGGTGGCTAACCTGGGTTGGGTATGCAGGAACTAATGATCGACCTACGCCTTTACCCCGCCAAGCACTCTTAACGAAGCACCAGTGAATCGTTAGGAAGTCATTAGATAGGATGCTGTACCCAATGATTACGTCTGGATCTTCAGGCAGACAGGCAACCTTTACTTGGGCTCTTGTGAGCAGAGCCTCAGCGATCTTGCTGTAATTCGCCATAAAGATGTCTTTGTCAATCTGCCTAAACCAGCTTCCTTCAGATTCATCAAAGCCGTAGTAAAGGCCTTTAAGGAAGGTGGCCATAATGAAGTTCTTGTCTTCTGGTTTGTAATCTCTAATGTCGTATAGACCTCTAAAATCGGTCATTTGAGATATCGTTTCTTCATGATGTTTTCTAATCTACGTACGATTTTATGTACCTTTACTAGGTAGACTTCTATCTTGACCTTCTTGAGGAGCTTCACTATGTCGCGGTAGGATATTCCATTCGTATGATATTCCCAGATTACCTTGTCGAGATTGTTTTCAAATGAGTGCTCATTAAGGAATGTAGTAGCCATATCGTAGTAAGCAATCTTACCGGGCCAGCTATCGAGGAGGTTCTCGTGTTCGTTCTTACGTTGGACGCGAGAAGACCAGTCTTTTAGTTGACCTTTATCGTTTTCAATGTCGTTAAAGCCGGATTTCTTAAGCTTTGCATACCAAAGCTTAGTAAGGGCTTTTTCAGTTAGGCGTTTCGCCAATTGTAGGTGTTTCTGTCTTCGCAGATTCTTCAGCTAGTTTTGCGGCGGCTATTGCTTCAGCCTGTTCTTGTTTTTGTGCATCTTTGATGTTCGAGAAAACTATTCCGGCTACTTGTGACGCAGCAGCTTTATGCATGAGCGATACGAAGTAATGTTTCGGGACTCTATTCTTATTCTGCCCGAGGTGTTGGATAGAACTTGCCAATACGAATTGCTTATCACGACGCGGGACTGACTCTAGTCCGGGCGGTAAGAGTTCGATAATGGAATCCGACCATATCTCAAATTCAGCGATTCCGGTAGGAAGAGGACTAGCGAGGTAACTTAAAAGGCGCTTAATGCATAATCTCATTCTGATACACTCCTATCTCGAATATAACACAGGTAGAATAGGTGTCAATGGTTATTATTAGACTTCTGAAAGATTTATTCCTATTTTGGGAACTGCTTCAAGTCTAATACCTTCGAGTTGAGTAGTATTCTCCATTGCATCTTGCATCAATAGTGCAATGTTTTCAGCATCTTCCACGTTTCCTTCTACAATCAATGAGTCATGGACTTGTACTACTATTTTACAATTAATATTTGCTTCTTTGCAATTCTTCCAAAGCCTAATAGCAGCCCTATTAACGATTGAGGCTGCTGTAGACTGAATACGGTGATTTACCGCGAGGTTCAAAAGCTTACGAGCTTCGTATGGTAGTTCGCCGTGGGGTATATTTCCATATAGCTTATTGATCTTCTTTGCGTCTGGTATGCGGCGTGGGCGTCCAAATAGGTTAGTGACTTGTCCATCCTTTTTAGCAAGGACGTGACTGTCCAGCATCATTTGCGCAACGCCAGGGAATGCTTCGAAGTAATTGTCTATATCCTGCTGCGTATCTTCTACGGATTTCCCGGTAGTCGTAGACAATTGATGAGCAGTGGCTCCATATGTGGAGGCCAAGGCGACCACTTTGGAAAGGTCCCTGAGCCTTTTATATTTAACGCCGAATGCCTGCGGAGAGCCGTCTTTTTGCGGAGTGCAGTCAGTTTTTCCAAAGACTTCCATTCCAATGACTGAGTAAAAGTCACTGGTCCCGTCAAAAGACGCCAATAGCCTTTTGTCATTACTAAAATACGCAAATACTCGTGGTTCGAGTTGACTATAATCTGCTCCGATAAATGTCTTGTTTCCCCTAACTGTAACAAGCGATTTAACACGCTTATCGTCCCTCGGGAGGTTCTGAAAGTTAGGATTGCGACTAGAGTATCGTCCGCTACTCGTACCATGCTGCAAGAAAGATGGGTATATGATTCCATAGGCTGTACGCTCCTCTATTCCTTCAACGTAAGTGTTTAGGATCTTGGTTTTCTTCTGATATTCGAGTAACTTCTCTACCCATTTGAATCTTGGGGCAAACTTCTTAAGCGTTTCTTTATCGGCTGCGATATATGCCCAGGGCTCTTTATACTTCACTGCAGGCTTTTTCTTGCCATTGATGATGGACTCGAGTTTCCAGATACCACCTGCTTGGCTTCT